AGAAGAAAATAACAGGATTTTTACCATCTCTCTACAAAAGTTTTGAGGATGGTAAGTTTGACAATTCTACAGGTAAAATAACAGGTGAATTGAATGGTAAAGTTCTGATACATCAGGACACTAGACTTGCACCATTTTTTAGAGAGATTAAAAACTCTGTTATTGACTACCTAGATGTCTTTAAAATAGATAAGAAAGAATTTCAAATAAATTTTGTTAAGACATGGTTTACTATATGTGATCCTGGTCAACACTTTCCGATGCATTATCATTCATGCTCACATATATCATGGGTATATTACATACAAGCATCAGGTGATCCATTATTATTCCATGCAAAAAACAGGAACGAATTATTCGGAGACATTTTTAAATTTTCTAATGAACAAAACGTGCTCAATACTGACACTTATGGTATTAAACCGCAATCAGAGCATCTTGTTATGTTTCCTGGTTCTCTTGAACACTATACTTCTTCTGAACCTAGAGAACATAAGCGTATTTCCATGGCGGGTGATATTGTTTTGACGTTAAAACACAGAACCGATACAGAAAGTGGACTACTATCACCACAATATTGGAAGCAGTTCTAAATACTATATGCTATAATAGAAGAAAAGGGAGATACTATGTCAAGCATGAACTATGCTGACTATGGCAAGAGAGATAACACTGGTAAAGGTGTGTCTAGAATTGCTGTGCTCTTGGATGCTATTAGAAATGGCACACCAATAGAGGTATCAGGTAAAGGTAATAAAGTAATACAGTTTAACGATCCAGATCTTGAAGCAGAAATGGTAACTGCATCTGGAACGTTAGATGATGGTGTTCATCAAGCATTTGCTAATAAATTTAGTGGTAAAAGAGTCTTAAAATATTTTTTTCAACAAGGTAATGTAAGTAAATCTGTTCCAATATTACTAACTAACATAGAAAAAACAAAAGCATTTGGTAGCACAGGTGGTTCTGGTGCAGGAGCAGGAAATACAGCATTATTTGAGAGTGCTGCAGCATGGTTTGCTGCTGTAAGATTCAATCAATCAGACGATTTACCAGTAGATAGTTTTCCATCTGAGAAAAAGATTGCAGCGGTATCTGCAAAAGTATCTACTGACAAATCTTGGTCAGAAGTGAAAACTTTTTTGGAGAATAATCAGGATTGGGTGGAGTCTAGTAATAAAACTGCAAACGCATTATACGATAGATTTAAAGGTGGAGACTATACATGGTATAGGGGTAAAGGAACTATTATAAATGCACTTTCTAAGGCATTTACAAGACTTCAAAACTCACATATTGTTCCTGAGACTGGGATACAAGCAAAACCATTTGCTAACTTAAACAAATGGACACCCGCTGACCTTTGGGCATGTGATACATCATGTGTATCTGCTGCTGACATGAAAGAATTTACTACATTTGCAGCATTTAATGAGTTTTTACAACAGAATGCACGTAGTGGAAAACTAATTGGTATATCCTTAAAACAAGTAGAACGTAAAGATGCTAACTTACAAGAAGTTAACATGGGAGAGATCAAAAAGACAGCAAAATTTGATGGAATATATGCAAAATCTTTTACATCATTAGATGTATGGATGTATACCTCTGGAGTCAATTTGTCTATACAGTTTAGAGACACATCTGGTAACGCAGGACTAACATGGCAGGGTGAAGTTATAGGAACTGCAGCAAAACACGGTAAGATAGGTGGTGGTGTTGTAAATCTGTTGTGCGAACAAGTGTATGGATCACCTCTCTACGATAATCTTGACAACATAAAATCACAAGCAAGAAGTGGTGCACTAAATGTGCCTATATTACGTCTATCAGAGGCACATCGTTCTAATATAGATGGATCTATGAACAAAGAAGGTAGAACTAATGTGTCAGAGATAAATGCTGACATCATAAAAGAACAGTATGAGAGATCAGATCCTAAAGGACAGTGGAGTTTCTCAAAATACATGGGTTTACTACTGGTTGATAAACTAATGAGTGGCAACGCAGATCAGTTTGCACAGTTGGTATATTTGTACGCTACATCACAGTCAAGGGAATCAGCACCATTCTTTAAGGTATCTTAATGGCAAACGTAACTCAACTCAAACACTTAGAACACATAGAAGATGAGATCTTAAACTATGGGTCGGAAGGTTGTACAGCATCAGTGTCTGCTATGAAAGAGTTATTGCGTATGTTAGGTAAGAAACCTAGCAGTGGTTACATGCAAACCAAGTGGGATGGTGCACCATCAGTTGTGTGCGGTAAACATCCCGCAAATGGTTTGTTTTTTGTGGGAACTAAGTCAGTCTTTAATAAAGAGAAACCAAAAGTATGTTACGATGAGTCAGATGTTGACATGTATTATGGTGATGCTAGTCCTGACCTCATATCAAAGTTAAAATTGTGCGTAAAGTATTTTCCATCACTACAAATGGATTCAGTTTGTCAAGGTGATTTACTGTTTACAGATGATGTGAAGACAGAGACTGTAGATGGCGAACAACTATACACTTTCAAACCAAATGCTATCACATATGGCATACCTGTAGACCATCCTCTAGGTAAAAAGATATCAAAAGCAAAAATAGGCATAGTATTTCATACATCATATACAGGTGGTGACATTGCAACCATGTCTGCAAAGGCAGGAGCACCAAAATTCAAATCTACAGGAGAAGTTTTTCTAGTAGAGAACGATACACCTATGGATGATATATCTGTAGACAAATCTGTGTTGAGTAAGTTTGAACAAAACGTAACTCTTGTAGATTCTATGTGTAAGAAGTCTGCAAATTTCTTAGATCACATAGTAGATAACATAGGAACTAAAGGTGATAAGAAATTTCATGTTGCATCCTACTTAAAACAATTTTTTAACGCAGAGATACGTGGTGGTAGATCTATAGGCAATTCACAAACAACCCTCAAGGCATTAGGTGCATTTTATAAGGAGAAAATGGAGGGCGTTATTGGCAAGTTAAAATCAGACAAGGCAATAATGCAGAGGAGACAGCAACTATACGATGGGTTGGAGTATCTAGAAAATAATGCAGATAATTTTACTGCTATGCTCACTCTATACACAAAAATTATAGAGTGTAAGGATATTGTAATGGCACAACTAGATCATCTAGAAACATTTAAGACATATGTGCAGACTGACAAGGGTTATAGAGTTACCGCACCAGAGGGGTATGTTCTACATCACAATGGGGACATGATCAAACTTGTAAATAGAATTGAGTTCTCATACATTAACTTCACACTGGCAAAGTCATGGAAATAGTTGACTATAAATGTGTATACTTTACGTTTGGTAGGTTCCAACCTCCTACTGTAGGTCATGCGGAGAACTTTAAGGCAGTGCAGAAGACTGCAGGGAACTGTGACTGGTACATATATCTGTCGCAATCAGTAGATAAGAAAGGTAGTAACCCACTAGATCCTGACAGAAAACTATACTATGCTAAGAAGATGTTTCCTACCTTCGCAAAACATTTTAGATCAGGACCTAGAGAACCAGTAGCAATACTAACCGAGTTGCAATCAGAAGGATATGATGATGCTATGTTTGTTGTAGGTTCTGATAGAGTCAATGCTATGAAGTGGGTCAAGAAATATAATGGTAAAGATTTTTTCTTTAGAAAATTAGATGTAATATCCTCTGGAGATCGTGATGCTGATGGTGATACCTTTGCAATATCTGGAACAAAAATGCGGAGAGCAGCAGTTGCTGATGACTTCGATGCTTTCAGAAAAGGTATACCAAAGGGTCTCAATGATAAAGATACGCGGAAGTTAATGGAAGAAATAAAAGCAAACATGCCTTAGCGTATAAATAACTTTGATATGTATACCTATATTGATGAAAAGTCTTGCAGACTTCACGAAGAAATCCAAAGTTGCGGAAGCGAATATCACCCGTGATAAGTTCTATAAGAACGAAGTATATAAAAAAGGTGAATGGATTCTTACTGAGCAAGGACAGGTTGGTAAAATACACCGACGAGGTCCTAACTACGTATTATGTCTTACAGCAGAGAACACAAAGTTCCGCAGTTGGATTACAGACATAAAAGAAGTATTCGAGATTGGAACTGACGCATATCGAGAGTATGTAATGTCGCTCACGCCTGGTCAGAAGGTTCAAAAACCTAAAGGAACTCAGAAGGTAAAGCAAACCATTCCAACACACCCTACTAAAGATAAGATGGATCACCACGAGGAAAAAAGTTTAGCACAAATTGCTGCTGACACAATGTTAAATACTAAATTCAAGTCTATGGAAGAGACTTGGAGGTATGATTACTCCGCAAAAATGGCAAACACGGACATAAAAGGTCTGGGTGCTGATGGAGTAGGTGGCGGAGACGCACCTGGCATGAAACTTGCAGAACCAGAAGGCGGTAAAGGCAAACCAACTATCAAAAAAGTACAACATTCCTGTGCTACTAAGGTAGAACATGCAGAGTGGGGTAAGGGTAACTGTTTAAAAGAGATGCATACACTCGATGAACAGGGTAACGTCAGTCATTACGATGTAATGTTTGAGCATGGACTAGAGCAAGATGTTCCAGTGCAGACTCTAAATGTTCTTGTAAAAGAGTATCATGAGCATGCGATTAATACAGATAAGGACGAGATCAACGAGAAGAATCTTGATCCAGTTAATCCAGTTGCGGTAAACAAAAAGTTTAAGAATAGAAAAGATAAAGATTTAGATAACGACGGTGACACAGATAGCAGTGACGAGTATCTACATAAGCGTCGTAAGGCAATC